CATATAGGTCAGAATCAGTAGGAAAATGGTATGGCGACAGCCTAAACCCTATAACAACTGTTTCTTTGAAAGCTGGTTCAGGAACTAACCCATTTCCCTCTGGCACAGAAGTTGTAGTTCTAGGTTGTGATGATGATGAAGCAGATAGTGGAACTAATTTTTGGCAGGAACTAAACAGCACAAAGCTTACTTCTAATAGCACATCTGATCCACAGTTTGATACAGGAGTATTTGCTGCTAAGAAATATCTTTGGGTTCAGGGGTGGATTAAAGAAAGCACAGATCCAGATACACGATTTGGATATGGTAGTTCAGGAACACTTGATACTGGAAGTAACTATCAATGGAGGTATAATGATGGTAATACACAAGGTGATCCCAGCACTATTACAACATCTAGTGCAGGTTGGCATAATGGTCAAAATGCAAGATTCATTAATTTTTTCGTTGCAAATACAACTGATAAGTGGAAATTATATTTTGGATTTGTAAATCTAGCTTCAGGTTCTGGTGCTAGTTCTACTCCTGCAAGACGAGAGGTCGCTGGGAAATGGGATAAAGTATCGGAACAAATAAGACGAATTGTATTCAGAAGTGGTGGTAGTTATACAATATATGCTGGTTCACAAATGAGAGTGTTGGGAGGACAACCATAATGGCTTCTAGTTGGGAACGATTGGCAAGTGTTACATTAGGTAGTGCAGCAGATACGATAAATTCAGGAACAATTACTGCAAAAACACATCTTAAATTTACATTTGAATTAGTACCTAACAGTTCAGATAATGTTGAACCAGATATGAGATTCAATAGTGATAGTGGTACTAATTATGCTATGATCTATGGAAATGATGGTGCTACTGATAACTCATACTCACCTAGGGATAGATTATATATTATAGGAAACACTGGTGGTGCGAATGAACCAGCATATTGTACTGGATCAATTATAAACATATCAGATCAGGAAAAACACGTCACCTCTCATTCAATAAGAGGTGCAACTGGTAATACAGTACCACAGAGGAGAGAGTTTCAAGGAAGATGGGCAAACACTTCGGCACAGATAACTTCAATTCAAGTCTTTCAAGATGGCAGTGGTGATTTTGGAGTTGGATCTACATTAACAGTTTGGGGATTAGATGATGGAGTAGCATTTTATCCTAATTTAGTTAATGGAGCAATCTTCGAAGAGTCTGAAACTGGAACTCATTATATGTGGGATGGAACGGATACATGGAACGAAGTAACTTAAATGGCTATAGTATCTGCTGTCTTTCAGAATAACATATTCCAAGACAACGCCTTTCAGGACAACGAGTTTGGAACGTATGCCTTTCAGCCAAACGTATTTCAAAAGAACGTATTTGATAGAAGACCGCAGATCGTGAAACTCATAGATGAAACACTAAGATTTACAGAAGTAGAACGCTCCGTAATAGGTTTAAACAAACCAATAGCAGAAGATTTAAGATTTACTGAAGGCTTACTCTCATACCGGGACAGGTATCAGTTTGTTAACGAGTCTGAAAGTATATCAGAATTAGGAAGAAGTGTAATAGGTTTAATCAAACTTGTAAACGAGTCAGAGAGTCTGTCAGAGGCAGTAACAAGACTGGAAGCATTAGTTCGGTATGTAAATGAAAATGTAAGCCTAGCAGAATTTGATGGAACTGTCAGAACTATGGTTAGAATTATTAATGAAACAGAACAACTAAGCGAAGTTCCTAGAAGTGTGATAGGTTTAATCAAAATACTACTTGAAACAGAAAGTATGTCAGAGGTAGTAAACCAACTAAGAGGAAGATTCAATATCATTAATGAGTCTGAAAGTATATCAGAACTGGCAACAAGGCTCGGTGGATTAAAGAGACATATAAACGAAACAGAGCAATACAGTGAGAGTTCAACTAAACTCGGTGGTCTTGGTAGGTTCATCAACGAGACATTACAATTTACAGTTGGGCAACTCTCACATAGAAATAGGTATCGGTTTATAAATGAGAACCTGCATTTGTCAGAGTTTGACGGCACTGTTCGTGTTATGGCTAGGATTATTAACGAAACAGTACAATTTGTAGAATCACTAGGCAGGATAACAGGTCAAAACAAATATATTAGCGAGGTAATTGAGTTAACTAAGTTAATTAACTTCTCAAGGGCGAGAGGGGTATTTGCCAACGAAACTTTACAATTATCTGAAGGGGTAGGCAGGTTAGGCACTATGGTAAGACTGGTTGCAGAGTCTGTAAGCCTATCTGAAGTGGCAAGTAGGCTAGGTGCTATAAGATATATGATAAATGAGACACTACGATCATCTGAAGCAGTAATTAGATTGGGTAGTTTATTAAGACCTGTTAATGAAACCATACAAATTTCAACAGAAATAATCAGTGGATTTATGGCTATGGTTAGGGTAGTATCTGAAAGTATATCCATACAGTCGTTTGATGGTCTAAAGGCTAGAGTAATGGTCAGAGTTATCAATGAGATAATACAGATACCTTCAGTAGTAACCTCAACATTCTACTCAATGGTACAAATAATCAACGAATCTCTTGGAATATCAGACTTACCTACCAGACTTGGTGCTATGAAGAGGATAGTCTCAGAATCACTATCACTACCTGAGTTGGTTAAAACACCATTAAATTTGGTTATAAGGATTAATGAGGGAATGAATATAGCATCCAATATAATTGGATTTGTATTGGCTGGTCTTGTTACGATAGGTGGAGGTGTAATGAGGACAAGCGGTAGGATAAAAACGGTCAGAACAAGTGATAAAACAAAGACGGTCAGGGGTAATTAAACATATAAAGGAGAAGAAATAAGGTGATGTTATGAGTGCAGATATGGAAGGTAGAGCAACCGAGTTCAAGGTAAAGGCTGGTAGCCGTGCCACAGTACAGTTAATAGTGGCAGACAGTTCCGGTAATGCAAAAGACCTATCAAATGCAACCACATATGCCACAGGTAAGTGGAAGGTGTGGAAGCCCGGTGGAACTTTGGTGATAAACGGAGACTTGGTATTTACCACAAGGGCGAGTGGGCTAGTATCTTATCCCCTAACAGAAGCAGACACAGTAATAGCAAACGCAGGTAGATGGGAAGGAGAAGTAGAACTTAAAGACGCTAACGGAGATATATCTGAACAGACCAAAAGCTTTACTTTTATGATAGAAGAGAGCTACTAACAAGATTTATATTACCCCTCACACCCTAATACCACATGATAAAGATTCAAGACATTGAAGATCACGCCTTCTTTGCTATGAGAAAGGCACAGATGGATTTGTTAAACACAGAGAGATTGGGAATTACTCATGTCACAGATATAGTAAGTCCGTGTATGAGGAATGTTATTTATAAGAAGATATTACCTTCAGTTGGTGCTAGTACGGAGGATGTAAAGTCACTGCTTTATGGTCAGGCAATTCACAAGACAACAATTTTAGGAAAAAAAGAACATAATGAAATGTTCCTAGGATACAACTGGGTGAAAGATGAGGTAGTAACATTGGAGGAGGCAAAGAAAATACCAGAGGGAGACCCAAAACACTTGGATATAATTTATGGAAGTATTGATGATCTTTTAAAGTATAAGGATGAATATTATATTGCTGACAAGAAAACAACTGGTGCTATAAATTACTTTAAGAAAGATAGGATTGGTGCTAGTGACCAGCACAAGGCACAGATTAATGTATACCGCGTCTTATTGAAAAAATGTTATGATATAGACGCAAAGTGGGGTTGTGATATATACATACCAAATACTATTTCAAAGGAGGAAAGAGATATTATAGTCCCAAAAGCGTTTAAACTTAATCCCATAGAAGAAACACTTACTACAATGATAGAACAGGCTAAGTTTATCAAGGCTTCAATGATAAAGAAAGCCCTACCAGAAAGAACAAAATGCTTTCTGTGTAACTCTATGTGTCCTTACGCTACAAAGTGTTTCACAGATGAGCGTGATAGCTTTGCAGACTGAGGATTCTATTAGAGATTTAATATTATATCAAAAAGAGAAACTTCTCCATGAATCCATTGATGCTACGGCTATGCTTCCACAAACTGTGATACCCCGCGAACTTGAAAACATACCAGACGAAGAACGCAGGGGTGTTATCAGAGGTTTGCGTTGGGTAATGGATGATGAGAATATATTTCAACGCCAACAATAAGGCTACCCTAGAAGCACTTGAACAGTGTGGAGTAAAGAACGTACTACTATCACATAAATACTCCTATGAAAACATAAAGAGATTCAGACCTAAATTTGAGTCAATATTTATGGTTGCTGGTACTAATGGAAACCCGGAGAAATACCATGAGTTTCTCAAGAAGAAGAGGGAATATTATGACTATGCAGCACAGTTTGATGTGTTCTATAAAATGGATGAGACGCTTAAATACTTGGAGAATGAGAGGAAGGAAGGAATAGATTGGACACTGCCTGTACTACAGGAGAATTATCTTAACCATCTGACCAAACTAAGACCTGAGAAGGGGTCATATGTATGTCTTGGTGAAATACATGGAAAGATAGAGACAGAAGATCAGATAAGGAAACTACCAATGCATGTAAAGTATCATGGTCTAGCAAAAGGAAAGTTTATAGATAGGAGATTCTTTGAAAGCCTAGATACCAGTGGTTGGATATCGGCAGCAATGTCAAAGAAGACAGAGATATGGCAAGCAAATACAACCTATTCCATGTTCTTTGGGAAGAAAGGTAGGGGGTTGATACCAATGCTCAGACATTCCTGTGAAGTATATAAGGACAACCTAGAGAAGATAGGTGTGAAAGTAAGTGATGTAATAGAAGGAGAATATTATGCATTACTTAAAGTACCGTTTGCTTTGCTATATATGCCAATGCTAAAATATTATAGGTATTATAACGATAACTTTATTAACTGATTTAATAATTGTTGTGTATGGCAGATGATATATTTAAGATAGAGCCAGTAGGTAATAAAAACCTTGTGCTTGAAAATAAGAGAAAAACCATATCACCATTCAATTCAGCCAAGCATATGAAGACTGCAAACTTACCAGCGTTATGTGATCAATGCGTATACAGATCGATAGAGGATGGAGGCAATGGTAAGTGTCCAAAATATGAGGCTGGTGCTGTATGTGCCATAAGGAATGATTTTATTGATATGATAAATACCCTTGATACTAGAAACCCGGAGGATTTGAAATCTATGATGGATATGTTAGCCAAACTATCGTTTGAGAATGTATTAATGGCACTAACTCAGGCAAAGATGGATGGTAATATACCAGACAGAAACACTAAGAGTGAAGTCAATACTTTACTAGGCATAGTTAAATCCATAAATGATCTAAACTCTAAGATAGTAGTTACGGAGAAGACAGAGTATAGACAGGGCGATATTGAGAATATATTTCGACAGATAAAGGCACAGAGGACAGGATGAAAGTCTTAGTAGCGTGTGAGTGTTCAGGCAGAGTAAGAGAGGCATTTAGAATACTAGGTCATAATGCTTGGAGTTGTGATTTGAAACCAACGGAGATACCAAGCGACCATCATATACAGGGTAATGTGTTGGAGCATTTAGATGAGGGGTGGGATTTAATGATCGCACACCCAACATGCACTTTTATGTGCAGGAACAGAGCAAGGTTAAATAAAATTGAAAGAAAGGAGATAGATAATAGTTTGTTTATGAGCCTAATAAATGCCAATATAGATAAAATATGTGTAGAAAATCCAGTTCCCTCAAAGTTGGCAAACCTACCTAGATATGACCAGATAATACAACCATACCAGTTTGGACATGACCACTCAAAAAAGACCTGTTTATGGTTAAAGAACTTACCAAAGTTAAAACCAACAAAGGTAGTAGAGGTCACATATATCACTACAAAGAATGGGCATAAATATACTAAAGGCTGGTATAAGACACCAAGAAATTCTGTTGCGAGAAGCAGAACTTTTACTGGTATAGCAAAGGCGATGGCAGAGCAATGGTCGGTGATTGGTAGTGGTTAACGCAAACCTATCTGAACTTGAAAGGTTGAATGACACTAATCATCAATATAGTAATGATTATTGTGTTAAGTGTGGTCATTATCCTGAAGTTTCTTACATGAGAGAAGTAGATTGTGAATGTGATTGCCATGATTGATGGGTGCTGTATATTATGTGGGCATTGTACAGATGAGGTTATAGCAGAGATGATGGAGTGTAGGTGTAACTGTCATGGCTAGACCACAAAAGGAAGTCTTAGAGGAAAGGAAGAATTTTCTTCAAGTCATTGCAGACTGTGCCAAAGATCCAAGCCTGTTTAGCGAGGTATTTTTAGACCACAAACTCTTTCCATATAATAAGAAATATAGGTTCATAGTATATAGATCTGGTAGACAGGTAGGTAAAACCATGTCAACAGCAGTAAAGACTATTCATTTTGCTTTCTTTGCACCTCTAATGTTAAAGACAATCAAGCATGAATGTATCATACTTATAGCAGCACCTACACAAAATCAGGCTTCAATCATGTTCGGCAGGATAAGAGATTTAATTATGAAGAATGAGTTACTAAGAGGGTATGTTGTTAGGGATACCCAGACAGAGATCACATTAAAATTCCTAGATAACACAGGTAAAACTACCATAATTACAAGAGCAACTGGAGAAACTGGTATTACTCTTAGGGGTTATTCTCCTCACGTTATTATAGCAGACGAATGTTCCTTTATCAAAACAGATATATTGAAGGCTTTTCTACCATCTGGTTTGGCTACTCAGGCTAGGGTGTGGCTAACAAGTACGCCATTTAGCAAGGCAGGTTATTTCTACGAGGCTTGTATGAATTCAAAACCAAATAACCCTACTGGAATGTGGACAGAGTTTCATGTCAGATCCACCGAAAACCCATTGGTTCAGGAAGATCCTGTATTTGTAGATGAGATTAGGAAGTTAACTAAGGAGGAGTTTGTGCAGGAAGTCGAAGGCGAATTTTTGGATATAGGTGATAGTTTGATACCACATTCTCTAATAAAGGATGCTATAAATGACAGGCTTCCAAAGGGTAGAGTAACATATTACATGGGTGTAGATGTTGCAAGGACTGGAAGAGATGAAACAGTATTCACGATAATAGGATTGGATGAAGAAGACAATGTGTTTGTTGAGGAGGTAGAGGCAGAAGCACAGTCCAACATAGTTCAGGTAGCTGGTAGGTGTAAGGAACTGTCTGATAAATACAGGGCAGAGGTTATATATGTAGACGAAACTGGTCTCGGAGGTGGATTGGTTGACTTAGGAAGGGAGAAAGGTCTGCCTATGAGAGGTGTTACTTTCACACTACAGGAGAAGGCAGAGATGTATAAGAATCTAAGATTACTGTTTGAAAATCATAGAATTTCAATGAGGCAGATAAACAAAATGGTCTTTCAACTATCATATTTAAGGAGAGAGTATACAGAATCAGGCATAATGAAGATTAAATCTGACGAACATGACGACTATCCTGACAGTCTTGCAACATCTACACCCATGTAATATGTTACTCTACCCTTTGGAAGCCTGTCATTTATAGCATCCTTTATTAGAGAATGTGGTATCAGACTATCACCTATATCCA